GTGTCGTGAAGTCCGAGCCGCCTGTCTGGTTCTGCGATGTAGGTGGCCGTCGTGTCGAGTTGACAACCGACGATTTGCAAACACCGCAGCGTTTCCAGAAGGCATGTATGGAGCAGATCCACGTCATGCCGCCTATGATGAAGATGCAGGATTGGCAGACCATCGTCACCATGCTCATGGAAGACATGAACCACATCGATGTGCCGCATGAACTGACATACAAGGGCCAGTTCAACGAGCTTGTTGAGGCGTATTGCGATGGTCGGGTACAAGCACAGTCGGCGGAAGAGATCGCACTGGGCAAGCCGTTCACGGATGAAGAGGACGGCCTGACATACTTCAAGCTCGAAGCGTTGATGAAGTTTCTGCGGAACCAGAAGTTCGACAGTTATAGCCGGGGTCAGATACAGGAGCGGCTGAAAGAGCTAAACAACGGCGGGCAGGCAAACGGACAACGTCGGTTCAAGACAACGAAGGGTGACACCATGCCGATGCGTGTGTGGTGGGTGCCTGCCAAGTCCGACGAAGTTGAGATCCCGGCCATCGATGTAGTTGGAGAGGAGATTCCGTTCTGATGCGTTACGTAGCTTACTTTCAATGCGACAACTGCGGTCACAAGTGGGAAACCTATTACAACCGGCACAAGCCCGTGGAACTGGGTGACGTGTGCGACAACTGTTTGCAGCGTCCTCCGTACCGTGAGAATTACACAGGCTGTGTCGCGGAACCGTATCTTTACGAGAAGCTGGAGACCGAGTGATGCAGACCACAATCTTCGGACCCCCAGGCACGGGCAAGACCACACGGCTAATCAACATTGTTCAGGAAGAACTGGACCGTGGAACGGCGCCCGACAAGATTGCTTTCGTGTCCTTCAGCAAGAAGGCCGCACAGGAAGCACGGGACCGCGCCACGGAGAAGCTGGGCATCAACGAACAGCAGATGATCTGGTTCCGCACGTTGCATTCCTTCGCGTTCCAGAACCTTGGCCTCAGTGGTCAGAAGGTTATGAAGGGTGCGGACTACAATAAGATCGGAGAGTTGCTGGGCCTGCCCATGCTCTCGTCTGCTTCTGTCCGCATGGACGATGGCATCCTGTTTTCGGCTGGTCAGTCCAAAGGCGATCAGTATCACGGCATCCTCCAGCTTGCTCGGGTGACTGGCAAGTCGATGGAGGAGATGTTCAACGAAAAGAACACAGACTATCGTCTGCACTTCCAGCAACTGAAGGTCATGGATCAAGTGATCCGTGACTACAAGAAGATGACCGACAAGGTGGACTTCGTAGACATGATCGAACAGTTCGTGATGCAGGGTAACTGTCCGCTGCTTGACGTGCTAATCGTGGATGAAGCCCAAGACTTGGTGCCGCTCCAGTGGCGTATGGTGCATGAAGTGATGAAGCCGTGCGCCAAGCGCATCTACTTTGCCGGCGACGACGACCAGTGCATCTATTCGTGGATGGGCGTGAACGTGAACGACTTCCTGACTGCATCGGAAGACAAGATCATCCTCGATAAATCCTATCGTTTGCCTTCGCAGGTACACGGACTGGCGGACAGTGTGGCAAAACGACTAGCCGTTCGGCAGCAAAAAGTTTGGTCCCCGGTCGAAAAAGGTGGTGCCGTCGTATGGCATCATGATATTCTCGATGTGGACTTACGATCTGGCGAATGGTTGATTCTTGCCCGCACGAACAACATTGCGAACAAGGTTGCGAACACCCTTAAGGAACAGGGATATCTGTTCTGGCGTGAGGGGCCAGGCTGGTCCATCTCCCCAAATGTTTTAAACGGCATCGAGGTGTGGTTGCGACTATGCAAAAATCAGTTTGTGTCCCCGGCGGACTTGAAGAGCTTCTCCAAACTTATCCAGTCAACGGTCATCACCAAATCTGGCCGACGCAAACTCACAAACCTAGACCCCGAAGCAACCTACAACCTCACCGATTTACAGAACCTGTGCGAGTTCAGCGCGACTGCCGAGACACCGTGGTACGAAGTGATTCGTGTGTCGGAACAGGAGCGGATTTACATTACTTCTGTACGTCGGATGGGCGAGTCTATCTTGTCGGGCAAACCGAGGATACGGATCTCGACGATCCACAAGGCGAAGGGTGGCGAGGCAGACAACGTCCTCCTCCTGCTCGAGTCCAGCCCTGTCATAACGAGAGCCGAAGACACCGAAGGTGAAATCCGTACCTTCTATGTGGGCATGACTCGTGCCCGCAAACAGCTACACCTTGTCGAGTCACACTCTAACCACAGGTTTGAAATATGAAAAACAGAGAGCACTTCCTGAAGCAGGCAGAGGAACTGATCAATGGACCGAGGGCCGAGGACTACGGTCCGGCGATGATAAATCATGAGCGCATTGCTACGATCTGGAGTGTGCTTCTACGCAAGAAGCTGCTCCACACAATCACTCCGACAGAGGTAACGGCGATGATGATCGGCCTGAAGCTTGCCCGACTTGCCGAGGACATGCACAAAGACGATTCGTGGGTAGACATCATTGGCTACGCTGCGCTGGGCGGGGAGATCTCGAACGATGAAAGCTGATCTGTTTGACATTGAGGAAGAGTGGTATCCGCCGTCATCCCTGCCGGACCTGACAAACTGTGAACGGATTGCGATTGACCTTGAAACCTGTGACCCAAACCTCATGATCTTGGGTCCGGGTTGGTGTCGCAATGATGGATATGTCATCGGATATGCTGTCGCTGCTGGCGACTTCGTTGGCTATTTTCCGATCCGGCATCAAGGTGGCGGCAACATGCCGGAGAAGACTGTGGCCAATTGGTTGAAGAAGCAGCTTGCCACGCCGCACATCGAGAAGATCATGCACAACGCGATGTACGATCTGGGCTGGCTGCGCTGGGCCGGCATCGAGGTGCAGGGCAAGATCATCGACACGATGGTGGCGGCACCGCTGCTGAATGAGAACCGTCGTTATTACAACCTGAACAGTTTGGCAGGTGAGTATCTCGGAGAGTGGAAGAACGAAAAGATGTTGAAGGCTGCGGCATCGATGTACGGTGTCGATCCGAAGGGGGAGATGTGGAAGCTACACGCCTCGTTCGTAGGTAAGTATGCGGAGCAGGATGCTGCTGTTACACTGCGTCTGTGGGACCGGCTGCGGGCGGATATCGACAAGGATGAAGTCAACAGCATCTTCGAGTTGGAGACATCGCTGATCCCGTTGATGCTCGACATGAAGTCGAAAGGTGTGCGCGTCGATGTGGACAAGGCACAAGATGTGCAGAAGGAATTGAAGCGCCGAGAGGATGCGTTACTTGAAGAAGTAAAGAAAGAGACCGGCGTCCTTGTGGAGCCGTGGGCCGCTGCATCCATAGCAAAGGCGTTCGACGCCCTTGGGTTGAACTATAACAGGACAGAAAAGTCGAATGCGCCAGCCTTTACAAAAGCATTTCTTGCGAACCACACTCACCCGGTGGCGCAGAAGATTGTACGCCTGCGCGAGTTTAACAAGGCTAACACGACTTTTATTGAAACCATTCTTGAACATTCGCATAACGGTCGTATCCATTGTGATTTTCACCCTCTTCGTTCAGATGAAGGGGGCACAGTTACCGGACGATTTTCTTCGTCCAACCCGAACCTCCAACAAATCCCGGCCCGTGACCCCGAAATCAAGAAGATGATCCGGGGTCTCTTCATCCCGGAGGATGGAGAGAAGTGGGGCAGCTTTGACTACGCATCACAGGAGCCACGGTGGCTGGCACACTATTGCGCCACGCTGACCGGCGCCCGGCGGGATCCACAGATTGATGATGTGGTTCGAATGTACCACGAAGGCAATGCCGATTTCCACCAAATGGTGGCGGACATGGCTGGCGTATCACGCAAGGAAGCCAAGACTGTGAACCTCGGCATCATGTACGGCATGGGCCGTAAGAAGCTGGCTGGCACCCTCGACATCACCGAGGAGGACGCCAAGGGACTCTTGAACAGGTATCACGACAAGGTACCGTTCGTGAAAGGCATGGCCGATTTAGCGATGAATCAAGCGATGGACAAGGGTGTGATTCGTACGTGGCTGGGCCGCAAGTGTCGCTTCGACACTTGGGAGCCAAGGTCTTACGGGTACAACCGCGCACTGCCGCTTGAAGAAGCTGTTAAGGATTATGGTGGCAAGGGAATGATTCGACGTGCGTTCACCTACAAGGCTCTGAACCGACTGATTCAAGGGTCAAGCGCAGACCAAACCAAGAAGGCAATGGTGATGTGCTATGAAGAAGGACTGGTGCCAATGCTAACAGTTCACGACGAATTGTGTTTTAGCGTGAACTCTCGTGAACAATCCGACAAAATTGTCGATATTATGAAGAATTGTGTACCAGACTTGAAGGTGCCGTTCGATGTGGACGCCGAGCTTGGCGACAACTGGGGTGAGGTGGGGTAGGATTCATGAGGCTGTGGGAAAAACTTTTTGAATATGACGACGAAACGGGTGTCCTACTCTGGAAGGAAGGGTTACGAAGAGGAAAAAGGGCTGGCAGTTTGAGGGACAGCCAATGGTCGAGGCGCCAAGTGCGGTACACAAGTGAGGACAAAAAAACAAAGTATGTGTGGTATGAGCACCGAATCATTTGGTCGCTGGTTCACGGTGATATCCCCGAAGGATATGTAATCGATCACATCGATGGAGATGGGTGCAACAACCGCATCGAGAACCTTCGGTGTGTTACGCCACAAATAAATTCTAGAAATAGAAAACTTCCTAGCACCAATACTTCCGGTGTCATGGGTGTGAACTGGATAAAAAAGAAGCGTAGGTGGAGAGCCTGCATCTATCATGCAGGCAAGTTCACAGCACTTGGAACGTACAAGACATTCAAAGAAGCGGTGGCCGCGAGGAAAGCCGCAGAAAAAGTATTAGGTTATATATCCAGATGAGTATCAAATGTTTTGCCTGCGGCGGTGACGTGATCTGGGGCGGTGACCACGACACCGAGGGCATGGAGGACTACTTCATCGTCTCGAACCTACACTGCAAGGACTGCGGCGTGTTCTATCTTATGTATCACCCAACGCCTGAATCCGATGAGCCAAACGCATCGCCCGATTCGGGGTTTGTCTAGCCCACCTGGAGTCCAACATCTGGCGACTGGCCTCGGCCCAGTCCCGTTTATCGACCGCCGCTTTCATTTTTCGGAACTTCGAAAGCCGTGGACGACCGAGTTGGAAGCACATGTTTGCAATGCATAATTGTGCCTCTTCCGGCAAGTCATTGAAATCGCTGTACAATAATTCGCAATCTCGTACAGTTCGTTGGATGTCCTCGTAGAATAGGTCATCGACGTGCTCCTGAGACACCGTAGTGCCCACCTCGAAGCCGTAAAGTTCGTCATCTTCGGTAATAAGGTGCCCGATACCCACGGTTTTGTAGCCGAGATGGTCGAGATAGATCTCGAGCTTGCATCCTTCGTCGATGGCAAGCTCGTGTTGAAGCTGTTCTAGGTTCATGGTTACCCCCTACATGCAGAGATCTTCATACCGGGTGGTATGAAGACGGTGCTGACTCATGTCGCCTGTGTGTCGCGCGCGTAATAAGTGTAGCAGCCAACGAAACATTATCCAGTACCTCGTAATCTTTCAAACAACTCTCTGGTCCGTGGATCCTGGATCGTGGACTGCGCGGTTTGATTCGTCATGGGTTGTACGGGAGCCGCTGCTTGAGGGAGATTAGTAGCGGCTCCCGTGTCCACTGCTGCCGTTGCAGGAGTCGGCGCTGTGGAGGTTTGTGTTTCTTGGGCAGGCATTTCAATCCGGAACACTGGACGCTTGCGTTCTTCAACACCTTCCGCAGTCAGCGGTCTACGCAGGTAGTCACGTTTAATCAGGTTCAATTCGCGCTGCAAGCCACGACGATCAAACGGACGGCCCACGCTACGGTAGAACGCAGTAATGTCATTCATGATATCGCTATCGATGTTTACCGGGTCAAAGCGACCAGCAAGAATCTTCTTGTACCCGGAGAAGCCAAACTCTTTCGCAGCCCGACGGATCTCTCTCTCGTCCATGCCGAGCTTCTTCATGTTCTCGATCAGCTTGAAGCCACGATTATACACCTTGAACTTACGCTCGTTTTCCTGCCGATAGTTCTCAATGATGACGGATGGATCCTCGACAGTACGACCAAACGCACGAAGCTGACGGTTGAAGTTTCTTTGTGCCTGCACGGCAGATTCGTTGTGCGCGTATGTGCGATAACGGAACGATGACTCCGGGGTAACCTTCTGTTCGCCGATGCCAGTGAAGTAGCGGAGAATCTCTTCCTCAAGCTGACGAACATTGCCACGCTTGTCGAGACCTTCTGGCCCAAGCAGCGCGGCCCCAAGACGCCCCGGCACGAAGAACTCAACGTCACCCGTGGTTGGCGAGACCTGTGCGATGCTTGCAAAGTCGGTGATGATCGTCGGCTGGAATGCCTCGAAGATGTGGGTCATGGACTTG